GTACCCAGATTGGCCTCGACGCCGTTTTCTTTGGCGGCAATTTCAAGGAACCGTGCAATCGGTCCTGCGATCAAGATTGAGAGGTCTACCGAATACTTTCCGTTGCCGATGTTCAGCATGTTTACGATGGACACGATACCGGCAATAGACTGACCCGCTTCCATCATGGTGTAGATCATAGAAATACGGCTCGGGTTCGAGAGGTCTCGAATGACAAACTCTACAGCTTCGTCATAGTCTGTGATATCCGGCGGGCGATGCCACGGGTAATTCTTTGTGTCGGAGGTGTAGTTTTCGCCGGGGATTGGCCCATCAAACATCGGCTTCATCGGTTTCCTCCTTGGCGGTATCCGCCTCGCCTAGCAGATCTTCTTCCAGACGGTCGAAGTACTCTGGGGTGTACTTGAGGCCTTCCTCTTTACGAGAGCTGATCTGCTCGGGTAAACGGCCTTTCTTAAACGCTTTCACGCTCTGTCGGATTATTTGATCGTATTGCATGTCTTAACCCTAATCGCTGCCAAACACTTTACCGGCAATAACACCGCCTGCCGGACCGCCGAGAACAGCCCCTGCAATCGACCCAATAGCCCCTAAGAACCCACCATCATCCTCGGCAGCCGCCCGCTCACGCTCCATCTGCATTTGCATTTGAGATTGAGTAATCTGAGTTTGCCGGTCCAGATCGCTCTCCGAGGACTTCCACGCGTAGTCAAGCTGGGCGTCGGCCCGGTCCCAGATACGGCTCAAGGATTCAGTCGAGATGTTGAACATGTTTTGGACATCAGTCTGCGCGGCCTGAAAGTCCATTTCAGTATTGGCGGTCTGCACAGACTGCCGCCATCTGGCATTAGACAGATCCACGTTATACTGCATCTCCTTGTAGAACTGCTCTCGCTGCGTCTCTAGACGAGAGTTAAACTCGGATGCGTCATTGACTTCACCTGCGTTAAATCGCTCCATGCCGTTGGTCTGCTCAGAGTTAAACTGATCGATCTGGCTGTTCAGCTGGCTGTAGAACTTCGCAAAATCATTCTCTGAGTCCGCGCTGAACAACCGGGCAGAGTTCTCTGCCTTTGTGTCCTCGAGGATCGACTGTACGCGGGCTTGGGTATTGATCACCTCAGTCTGCTGTTCGTTCTCCAGATTAGTCAGGTCCATCTGCATGAACGATTTGGAATTGTTGACCGCCGCCGTCATACGGGCGTCTAGGTTCGCCAGTTCCATCTTCGACAAGACGTTCGCAGTGTTGATTGTCGACTGCTGACGATTGTCGAGGTTCTGCTGCGTCATTGTTTGGAAGAACTGGGCGTCTTGCTGGGCAACCGGAATGGAAGCTTCCATCAAGGCCTGCGACATCGCAGCGGTGGCTGCAGTACCCGTCATACCCTTAAAGGCTGCAATCCGGCTCACATTCCGCGCTGTTCCCGCCGCCCATGTCGGGATCGTCGGCTCACCATTCGGGCCAGTGAACTGCTCTGACAAAGTCTCTAGCTGGCCCTGCAGTGTAGCCTTGGTATCTGTGTAATTACCCTCGCCTAAATTCTCAGCGAGAATCTTACCAGAAACGGTCGACGTGTCGATGACGTTCGAGATATTTTGGGTTGCGGTCTGCTTGAGCGCCTCCCCAACAAAGTTCGTAGACCCGTCCGCGTTGGTGCCGGTAGCCAGACCTTCGACGTCCATCGTCTGGTCGCCAATGATGGCTTCATCCCGGACTTCACCCTGTGCAGCATCGGCCTGCCCGATTGTCGTCACCCGGTTTGTAGCGGTTGCCGTGTCATAGTCTTGCGCCTGACGTTGTCCGGGCTGGGCTGCCGTAGACGTCGACCCGACAGTGTCTGCGGTGTAATTCAGGCTATTTGCTGTTCCACCATATGCATTGGGGTCCATTGTGGTTCCACGACCCACTTCCATCGTTGGCGTACGATCCGCGAGCTGCATATCCTGCATGAAGTCCTGCGGGCGGTCTACGATAGCCTGTGCTTGACGGTTGCTTTCCGTAACTCCGGCGCTGTCCGCCATGCGAAGAACGTCTAAGTCCGAGTTTCCTTCGGGGGCTTGGAAGCCCGTCGTCGTCGTACTACTCGGCTGCGCCGACGCCATCAAGTCTTTAGGAGTTTGTACCATTCAGAGTTCGCTCCTGATCTTATCGCATCGACGCAGATTGTCCCGCAGTCGTGCGTAGTCGCCTAATGTTTTGGGTATGGCCGTCGCAGACCGGGGCAATGCCTCAACCTCGTCTGCTAATTGGCTATTGAAATTGTCCGAGTAGGCCGGAGCGGTCGGGCAATAAATTTCGAGATACGGACTAGAGTCCTTTTGACCGCAGCCGCTCAACCAAATCAGGGCGAGTAAACCAAATATAGTCGTCAGGGTAGTCCGCCATCCGTTTGTAGAATTCAGCACGGTCATGGTTGTTCTCCACTGCGTCTTTCAGTTGCTGTACCTGAGACACTTTGCTGCCGTCTTTGCGGCCAAGGATGTACAGAAGAGGGAGAGCAATCGCAGCGGCGGCTATGGCCCATGCCTTGATCTTTCCAGTGATGAACCCAAACATTGCCGTTGTCCTTGTTTCTAACGAATGCCTTCTTTATGGTCTTTCCAGCGGGCGTAGGCGGTCAAGGCGATGCCTGCCAATGCCAGAGCGAGGAACACCCACTTCAGGGTGTCGCTATACGGCACCAAGCCCTGCACCTGCTCTGAGACGGTCGAGAGCGTGACACCCAGACCAGCTGCCCCAGCACCCGCCATCGTCTTAGAATTGCGGAGGGGCTTCTTTGCGGTCGGCTCCGGCTTCTGGGCCATCTTCTCGCCGCCGTCATCGGCAAAGGGTGCGTCCATTGAGAACATGGCGGCTTCAGCACTGCGGCGGCGGGTGAGGCCACGGAGAGCGGTCAGAACACCGTCTACACGCGCCTTATTCCAGCGCATGATCTGTTCTGGAACACCCTGATAATCACCTCGGTTCAGGACTTTCAAAAGGGTCGATGATGCAAAATTCCCTTCGCCGAGGTTAAATACGAACGACACCAAAGCGTCGAACTGGAGCTGGCTGAGAGGGACGCTTACATGGCGGTGGATTGCATCCTCGCACCATTCAACGTCTTCAGCCAGAAACTCATCCGCCTGTTGCGGGGTGATCTTCTGACCGGACCTCACGCCCTTCGTGTGACCATACCCAATCGTCCAACGCCCGGCAGGGCAGCGATAAGACCGGACCATGCCGTCATCGCCGACGCGGTGCAGGCCTTCGAACTTTTTGACAAGATCAAGGCCAGCCTTACTCGTACTGGTAGGATGCATAGTTACCTCGTTTGGCTGTACGGGGCCATGAAGCCGCTTTCTTGTGCAGGCCGGGTCATCTGGCTCATAATCGTGTTACTACCGCTGGCGCGGTTGATGACGCCCTTCTCAAACAACTCTGCCTGCTGGAGCATGCGATTGACGTTCAGTTCCAATGCCCCGACCTGATCTCCGGTCTGATTGAACTTACCCACAATCAGGTTGTTTTGATCGTCAAGCTGTCGGGCGACTGTCAGTCCCTGCTGATCAATGCTACGCTCAATCAGGTTGCCGTTCTGGTCAAAGGACGAGACCAGTTCCGAGTACTGCTGGCGGGTCTGTTGGTCGAGATTATCTCCGGTCGCCTGAAGCAAGTTACGGACCCGGCCAATGCGGCTGGTAAAGTCCGCGCCCTGACTTTCAGCAGTCGCCTGCTGCTCTGAGAACCCGCTGCTCATGTCGCCACGGACAGAGGATAGCTCGCTTGCATTCGCGTCGGTGGTGCTTTGGACACCGCCCACAGCCCGCATGAGGCCTTCCTGTGCATCACTCTGGGCCGAGGCCATGCGACCGATGTCCTCAGAAATATTGTTCTGGGTCGTCTCAAGCCCGGTCTGGATATTCGCACGATCCTGATTGGCGAGGGTGACGTCGTCGTCATACTGACCACGAAAATCATTGAGGCCGGTCTGAACACCGCCAACTTGGTCCGAGATCTGAGCCTGACCTTGAGACAGACCGCCGTAGTAGGTGTCCAAACGACCGCTGGTATCGTTCAAAAGCTCGTTGAGGTTCTGCTGTCCGCCCATGATGTTCGACGACATCGTATTGAGATAGTCGGCTTGGCCTGCAAACCCGGACCCTACCTGATCGGAAAGACCAGAGAAGCCGGACATACGCTCTTGAGAGGCGGCCCCCATCTGGTCGTTTAGGCTGGTGTTCAGGTCACTGACGCCGGTCTCAATTTGATTGCCGACGTTAGAGAAACCCTGATTGACATCCGAGGAGACATCCGACAGCTGACCACCAATCTGTGAAAAGCTATCTGCGCTATCACTGAAGCCTTGGTTTACGGTGGATTGTACATCTCCGACTGTGCCGCTGACAGACTCTAGGCCCTGACCGACATCAGCGAACTGTCGGTTTAGGTCACTGGTCTGGTCTTGAATACCACGTCCAACAGCAGCAAAACCATCTTGCTGATCGCGAGACAGGTCATAGATGCCCCGGTCTACGCCTTGAATATCTCCCTGAAGCGCTCGAATTTCGTCTGCGCTTTTGTTAGAAATATTCGAGATATCGCTACGAATATCCCCTTGCCCGCGAGATAGGTTCGCATATTGTGAGTCCCCTAAGCCAGTTTTATTGACTGTCGTTTGCGGGGCCGGGGCTGGACTACTACCACCCATTAGAATGTCCTCCTAATTTCAGTGTCCGGCGACTTCAGACGACGCCAATGGACCTTCTCAGTCTTTTTTCGGTGTTGTTTTTGATAGTCTCTCATGGCCCGCATAACTGATCTGGCGTGGCCGAAGGGAGCTATAAATTCGATGCCCCAGAGTTGGTACTGGGTGTTATCATCTGGTCGGGAATAATGTTCCTCAGACGGCTCTAGTGCCTCTGCCAGAAACTGCTTCGCCTCGTCCTCCGTGAACCAGCACCATGTGCAAAGGCCAACTGGCTTATCTTCCTCGTAAAAAAGCTGAACTTTGCCGTGGAGAAGGGGGAGGATGTAGTAGTGATTGAACTCGACCAGTGTATAGACCCGATGTCCCGGAGACTGATTAAACAAATACAGACCGTCGAGCGTGGCCTTGTCTAACTGCATAAAAATTTTCCACTAG